CGGTGCCTGGCTCGCGCCTCGCGGAGCGCGACCTTCTGCTCCATCGTCACCGTTCCGGCTTCCTTGGCCGCTCGCAGCTCGTCTTCGAGCCGAACGACCTCCAACTCGGCTTCGAGTTCCTCAGCGGTTGCCATCGCCATACCTCTCTTTCCTCTCCTTGCGGTCCATCGTTCGGATCTCCGCGACCTGGCCCTTCTTCTTGCCCGTCCCGTGGGTGCGTGCTCCGCGTCGGATCACGTCCGGGAACACGGTCGCGTCCTGCTTGCCGTTCCAGTGCTCAGTCGTCGTCGCCACGACGCGGCCGTCGGCGACCTCCTTCTTGGTCTCGGCGTTGCCGAGCTTCCGAGGGAAGGAGAGGCTGCGGATCTTCTCCTTGAACTCGGTGTCCCCCATCACGACGCTCGGAAGAAGCCCGCGGCCGCGATCTGGGCGGTGAGGTCTGATCCGTCCGTGGTCACCGAGAAGTCATGCTTCGTGAGCGGCACCACGGTCGAGTCGGTACCAGCCGTGGTATCCGGGTCGTAGTTGACCAACAGCGCCGCCAGCGTGTTGTTGGTCCCGCCGCCAGCCGCCGTCCAGGTCTGATCGGCGATGTCGATATCGACCCGGTTGTTCGTGTCGTCCACGGTGATCGTCGCGGACGTGATCGTCTTGCGGGCGTAGTTGGTGAAGTCCGCCTCGTCGTTCGCCGCGGCGAGCAACGCCGCGAGGTCATCGTGGTCCCGGATCGTGGCGTCGGCCTCGATACCGGCCGACTTGAGAAGCACGACGATGAGCGCATCGTTCGCGCCCCCGTCGAGCTTCGCGTACTTCTTGACCTCACCGAGCGAGATGTTGAACACGACGTCAGCCATCGCTGGCTCCTTCCAGGGTTATGCGGCGTGTGTCGGCGGTTGCTCGACCAGCTCGCAGGCGTAGTGGTGCGTGATGCGGTACCCGGCGGGATCGGTTTCGTCCTCGTGAACGCCGGGCTCTTCGAGGACGCGATAGATGAGGTTCCCCTCCCGCAGATGCAAGACGAGGAGCCCTTCCTTCATCTCCAGAACCCCGTCGTCGCGTGCGTTGGCGACCCAGAACTCGGAGAACTCGTGTGTGGACGGGGCCTCAGTTTCGAGGGACAACCCGTTCTCGTATCTGCGGAACCGAAGCGTCATGCCACTCCTCGATCGCTCGTGCGGCACGCTCGGACGCGCGGCCGTCGGTGTAGGCGTAGATCTCGTGGACGACCTCACGTCGTCGGGCCCGGTGTGTGTCCATCAGCGCCTCGGCGACGGAGAACGGGAGGTCAGCGGGATCGTCGACCTGGACACCGGAGTCGGCGAACTCCCAGAACCGCATCCCGTAGTCGACGGACTTCCGGTACCAGGGGGCGTTCAGCCACACGACGGGGCGATCGAGCGAGAGGAACTCCCACCCGACCGATGAGTTGTCGACCACCAGGACTTCGGCACGTCGATACACCTCATCGAGGGAAACCCAGGTGATGCCGTTGTTCGCGTAGAAACGTCGCAGGACGTTCTCGACCCGCGGGTGACCGTGACCGATCACGGTGCGTTCCTTCGCCAGTTCCACGATCGCTGCGGCGTAGTGCCGGAACGCACTGCGAGCCTCCGGTGCCGTCAGCGCGTTCCAGTGGAACGCCACGGCCACGAGGCCGGACTCAGGGCGCGACGGGTTCCGGTGGTGGTAGTCCATGACCGGCGAGCCGACGACGACCGTCGGTGTGTCCGGGTAGCGAGCGAGGTTCTTCTCCGCGACGCGATCGGATGGACAGATGAACAGCGAAACGGCCTCGCGGTTGCGTCCCCCTGGATGCGCCGGGGTCGCTCCCCCGTAGGTCTGTCCCGTTCCGTGTTCCAGGAAGACGACCTCACGCGGCCTGACCCTCAGCAGGTCTCGATATCCCGCGACGATGACCGGGTTGTAGCGACCACCCAACTCCCTCGGGTCGGTGGCGAAGATCCCTCGACGGAGCGGATACATCTCGTTCCACACGGCCTGGATGTGGGCGTGGTAGTGCGGAAGGGTCGCGAGGGCGTCAATCGGTCCGTTGCGGAGGGCCGTTCGGGAGCCATCCCGCGGCCCAGTGATGAACCGCGTAGCTTTCGTCTGGGTATGGGCCACCGAGCCTCGCCTTCTCCCACCACCCCACCGGATAGAAAGCCGCCGGAGGAAGCAGTCGGATGTCGGACCGGCCTCGGAGGTAGCGGGTCGTGAAGTACGGCCCGGTCTGCCGGTTCGGTGCCGCGTTGCGGTACTTGTGGAACCAGTCCGGCAACGCGCGGAGAAGCACCCCGATCGCGGGGTGTCCCGGCGGGGAGCCCATCACGGTCGGGCACAGGAGGTTCCCGTCCTCCCATCCGATGAACGGACGAGGATCATCGAGCAGGTCGTCGAACGGCCGCAGCGGTTCAACGTCGGTGTCGACGTAGACGCCCCCGAACTCGTAGAGCAGCTCGTAGCGCAATACGTCGGACTTCCCGGCCCACGTCGTCGCTGAGTGGAACTCCATCGGGCATCGGAGCCAATCCAGCGCGGCGGAGTCGTTCCAAGTTCGCAACTCCCAGTCCGGATGCAGGTCGGCGAAGCGTGCCCAGAACTCCTCGAAGGGATCGGGCACCGGTTCATCGAGCCAGATCCGGTGCAACGTCTTCGGGATCACGGGAAGGTCACGAGGAGTTGGGAGTAGTGGGCCTTCAACAGCACGGCGTCGAGTGGGATGTGGGTCTCGGGTTCCTCGGGGACGGAGAACCGGACACCACGCTCGTCGAGAGATGTCAGCACCCGGCGGATATCAGCCCGGAGGTCCGCATCCATCAGGTCGTCGCGGAACTCCAGCGCGATCGTGCGGATCTGCCGGTCAGCGATCAGTCCGGCCATGCCGTCGATCACCGCCGCTTCCGAACCCTCGGTGTCGATCTTCACGAGGTCGATGAACCCTTCGCCGACGAGCGTCACGTCGAGGCGTTCGCACATCACGTCGAACCGCTGCCATTCGACCTCGGTGTGCCAGCGACGCAGCGTCAGGTCGAGCACCTGTTGGACGATGTTCGAGTGCTCCAGGGAACCGCCACCCTTGAACTCCCGCAGCGTCGAGAGCCTGCGGAGCGTCGTGTCCCGGTGGGCAGCCTTGTCCACGATCCTCGTGCGCTCGGCGAAGTAGTTCATCGCCACGTTGCGAGCGAGGTACTGGAACAGCTCCGGGTTCGGTTCGTAGGCGATGACCTTCCCCGATGGCCCGACCACCGCACCCGCGATGACCGTGAACAGACCCACGTTGGCTCCGACATCGACGAAGGTCATCCCCGGTTGCAACGTCGTCCGCAGGTACTCGGTGAACGCATCCTCGTAGCTCCCGTACAGAGCGAGGATCGGAACCAGGGACAGATCCTCGATCGGTGCGATGAGATGTATGTCGTCGCCGATCGAGAACAGGACCGAGTCCGGTCCCCAGGCGACGCTCACGGCCGACGTGCTGTCCAGAGCGATCCGGTGAGCGAGATGTCGCGCCAGTCCTCGGACACGGCGATCTTCTCGATCGCTCGGCGGCATCCGGGGTAGCTGTCACCGAAGTCGTGGAACGCGACCCACGAGCCGGGCGCGGCGTGCTGCTTCCAGACGGCCCAGTCTTCGAGAACCGCGTCCTCTTCGTGGATGGCATCGACGAACAGCAACCCGACAGGTTTCACCCAGATCCACGCCGCGTCGACGGATGTCATCCGGAGCGGTGTCACCAGATCCCAGTAGGACTCGTTCTCGACTTCCTGCGTCACGCCCGCGATGTTGTTCTTGAACCGCTCCAGCACTCCGTCTGCTCCGAGTTCCCACGGGTCATCGAGTGAACCCGGCCGGGGTGGACCCCACGGGTCGATGCAGAACACCGAAGCCCCCCACCCCGACCGGGAACCAGCGGCGAGCCAACACGAGGACAGTCCGGTGTGGGAACCGACCTCCACGATCGCGGTGCTCGGATGCACACGCGCCGCGAGATGGGCGAGTTGCCGACCCTCATCGGGTTCGATGAGGCCCTGCGTGTTGTCGAGCCACGCCATCGTGGTTTCGTCTAGAGCACCGCGCCGACGTCCCATCCCCGCCTCTCCGACTCGGCCTCGATCACGTCTCGATACCGCTCCTGGACCTCGTGCATCATCTTCCGGTTCGCCATGCGCTCCGGCGTGTCGGTCCGGTCGCGCCGATGCCACAGGTGCCACGCCTGTCCGGAGATGCGGTCCCACTGCGCTTCGGCGAGCAACGTCGTGTGGAGAGCGGAGTCCTCATGTCCCCAGCCGATGAACCGTTCGTCGTATCCCCCGACCTTCTCCCAAGCCACACGCGAGACCACGAGCAAGCCGCCGCCGAGGAGCTGGGCGGCGCGAGGAGTGAGCCGGACCTGCTCCGGTCCCCTCTGCCCCGCGACGACCGACTGGGCCTTGCTCAGGTTCCACAGACGATCGTGCGGCCGGACCGCGCCGGGGGTGGTTCGCACGAGCCCGACCGCACGCTTGACGGCGTCGGGCTCAGGGATCGTGTCCGCATCAGCGACGACGGCGATGTCCCAGTCCCCCGCCTGTCGAGCAGCTTCGTTGCAAGCAGCAGCTCTGGCCCACGGTCCCGGACGGTCACCGAGGACGATCTCGTAGCCGAGTTCCTCCAGGTGCGGTCGGGTCCACTCCCAGTTGCGCTCGCGGATGTGATCGCCACCGCGCCACGGAACGAGGACGACGACCTTCATAGGTCGATGGCTTTCACGACGGCGGTCACGACAGCGGCCGAGATGATCCCTGCGATGAAGCCAAGGACCGACGCGATCCCATGCGCCCGCGCCCTCCACTCCCTGAGCGATTCGACCTGCTTCTCCACCTCGTAGACACGTCTGACGAGATCCTTGTGCTCGCGCTCGCTCGGCGGGCCGTTCACAACTCCCACAGCCCGAAGACCTTCTTCGGAAAGCGCACGCCGGTCTCCCAGATGCCGTCGGCGACCTTCCACCGAGGAGGTCCGAGCCAGAACGGTGCGGCCTCCAGGTTGCAAGGGAAGTAGCTGCCGGATGCAACGTCGGTGTTCGTCTCCCCCTCGTGGGAAGAGGCGAGCAACCACTTCGCCCCAGAGCGGCGGAAGTTCTGGAGCGCCGTGAGACCGTCTTTCAAGCTCAGGTGCTGGAGCGCATCGCGCACGATCACGGCCTCGCATCGAGGGAGGTCGTCGGCGCAGATGTCTGCGACACGGAGATCCCGGTCCGGGTGCAACTCCCGTGCTCGCTCGATCGCAGCCGGAACGATGTCGACACCGACGTAGCCGGGAAGATCCGGCATCCACCAGCTCTCGGAGCAACCGGCATCGAGGACAGAGCCGATCGACATCTCAGCGACGATCCGCGGCAACTCCTGCGTCAGGTGCTCGGTCGCGGCGCGTGTCGATCCGGGTCCCGCTTTCGTCTCCGTCCCGTTCCAGGCGTTCTTGCGGTAGATGTCGGTGAACCGCTCGGCGAGAAGGTCACGCATCGCTTCGGGCTCCTTCGTCGCGCGATACCGCTTGCCGAGTGCCTGGTTCGCACGCCACTCGGGGTGACGCATCGAGCGTTCCAGAGACTTGCCGTGGTGCAGGTGGTACACGTTGCCCGCCACCCGGACGGGTTCACCGTTCAACACCCGAGCGGCCTGAGAGAACGCGACGTCTTCCTGTCCCCATCCGACGAACCGCTCATCGAACCCACCGAGTTCGGTGAACAACTCGCGGGTCACGACGACGATCGAGGACTCGTGGGAGTGCCGTCGGATCTGTGCGCCACGAACCTCATCGAGGTTCTTGCCTTCGAGGAGTTCACGGGTCACCAGAGCGTTGAGTCCGACGTAGGTGGTGAAGCCCAACGCCATGCGGCCGGATGAACGAGCGATCTCCTCCGCTGCGAAGACCTGCTCTCCCGGTGCGAACACATCGGCATCGAGGATGACGGCGATGTCCCAGTCCCCCGCCGCCGCGACGTTGATCGCTGCCGATCGGTTGAACGGACCATCGGGAGATGCACCTTCGAGGATGGGGAGTCCGGGACAGACCCTTCGCCAGTGGCTGCGGCACCAGTTCCAGAGTCTGTCCCGGTGTCCCCCATCAGGACGGCGGGGAACCAGCAGAACGGTTCCCCTGCCCATCCCCGTTCTAGCTGCCGATCTCAACCTCGACGAAGAACTCCGGGTAGGTCACGCCCAGTACCGAACGGATCTCGGCACGGATCGCCACCAGGTTCTTCCGGAACCAGTCGTCGTGGCTGTTCGTGGAGTCGACCCGGAGCCCGCCCTTGCGGAACAGACGAGCGCCGCGGGCGAAGTCGCCGACCAGCGCCGTGCCCTCGGGCACCGCAGTGGTCTGGACCTCGCGCACCGCACCCCACAGCCCCGTGTTCGGGCTCTGGTACGGGCCACCGGAGAAGTAGTCGCCGGTCCCCGCGATCGCGCGCGTGGCGGCGAGACGTCCCCAGTCCATCGGGTTGATGAGCACCGCGTTCGGGTTCCCGCCCGCGACGCGCACCATTACGATCGCCTCCAGCACGGCGTCGTATCCCGCGAGCCCGCCGATCCCCGAACCGTCCGCTGCGGTCGTGGAACCGGTGTAGAGGGTCGAGGCGATGTAGCGCTCTTCCTTCTGCAACGCCATCTGGCCCAGCTCGGTGTTGATGTAGTTCGTGAGCGTCGGAGCGTCCTGGAACATCTCCTCCGAAGCGCCGCCGAACGCGGTCCACTTCTGGAGCGCCTCGTCCACGAAGTTGAACGCGAACTCGGCACCGGCCTTGTTCTCGGCCTCCGCGGTGGAGGTCAGGTCGGTGATCGAGCGGGTCGTCACGACCGGGTAGTGCGCCATGTTCCCCGTGGTGAGCTGCACCACGTTCAACACGTCGACGAGCCGGAGCGGGTACTGCACGAGGCCCGGCGTCTCCAGGCCGTACCAGGTCGGCTGGATCGCGTCCTGGTTGTTCGCCGTGCCTTCCAGCACCGGATCACCGGGAGCCTTCATCTCGACGGAGAAGTTCGTGAAGCGAGGGAAGCCCTCGCCCGCCGCCGTCGTGACGATGGCCTTGTATTCCTTGGAACCCGTGAAGGCGTGCCCCGCGGTCTTCGCCGGGACCACCTCTGCTTCGGCGGTCGCGATCTGGGTCACGGTGCCGAGGTCTTCCAACTGCTTGCGTCGGGAAGAACGCTCCTCGATGCGAGCGACCTCGACCTTGTGCTCCTCGATGCGGCCCGCGTGGGCCTTGAACTCGGCCAGCTCCTCCTCGGTGTTGTCGCGGTTCTCCTTCTCCGCCTTGTCGAGGATCGCCTGTGCCAGTTCGTGTCGCTTCTTGATCTCCGCGAGGTGGTGGTCGCGGAGGGCGTTCTCAGAATCGCCCATCAGCGGTTCCTTTCACTGAGGAAGAGCCCGGTCTGCCTGATGCGCCGACGCGCCAACTCGGCCTCACTCGGAGCGGTGGGCTCTTCTGCTGCGACCGGCTCCGAGGATGAGTTGGCGATCGGGGTCTCCTCATCGAGCGAGGAGAGGATCTGGGTGAGCTGAGCGACGGCGTCGCGGATCTTCGTCTCGGTCCGCCGTGAGATGACCCGACCGATCTTGGTCTCGATCAGGGTCTCCAGTTCCTTATCGAGGGCAGCGACGGCGTCATCGACGGCCGCGCCGAGGGCACCGTCGTCGGTTTCCGCGGCCTCGGACCGGACGGAGGCCATGTGCGCTTCGAGGTGGGACTGAGCCGCGCCCTTGTTCTTCAAGCCCTCCGTCTGGGACAGACGCGTCAGGGCGTTGCGAACCCCGCCCGCGTTCGGAGCAGCGCCGGGACGCTTGTGATGCGGGAGTGCCCAGTGCTGACGCTCGTCGGGCTCTCCGGTCGACCGCTCCCCCGCACAGATCGCGCGGTAGTCGGCTGCGGAATCGCACGCGGCCATCGCGGCAGCGCCGTCCCACGCGGAGTTGTCGACCTGCTTCGCCTCGACGTTCTCGATGGTGACGTTCGTCGACGTCGAGGTGTTCCCGTTGGGGTAGCTGATCGTGACCGGAACGGCCACGGTGTCGCCGACGGTGACGTTGACGGGTTCCGTCGCGGATGCCACGGCGAGGGTCGCTGTGAGACTGTTCGCGCCGATCAGCGTGGGGCCGACCTCGAACAGGTCCAGGTCGAAGATCTCCCGAGCGCCGTCCTTGCCGACCTTCTCGGTGTTGACCTTGTAGGCGAAGGACCAGTCGTTGACGAGGCCCTGCTGCAAGAGGTTGAACGCACGCAGTGCGAGCGGGTTGCCCTTCACGTCGAGCTTCCCGGCGACGATGATGTCGTTGCCGTCGATCCTGATGTCGTTGGGATCGACCGACCCGATGTAGGCGTTCGGGTCCTTGTGTTCGTGGGACCAGATGACCGGGATTCGCTTGCCGGAGGCGATCCATGCGGCCCTCGTGTTGTCGAAGGCCCCCTCCATGATGCGGTCCCCGTTGCGATCGACGTTGCCGATGACGGAGACACGAGCGGCGAAGAGCCCTTGCGGGTCGTCTTCGACCGCTTTGAACTCAGCGATCTCGTGCGATGCCTGATTCATCGGACAGCCTCCTCGGCCTCGGGAGCGAGTTGGACAACGGGAGCTGAGGCGGCGTCCTGTTCGGTGCCGCTCATGTTGTTGGTGATGACGAGTTCGTCCGCCTGCGGGTCGTCGATCCGCGAGAGGTTCAGGCGGGCACGGACTTCGTTGCGGGTGAGGTACGGTCCCCCACCGGCCGCGAGGAGCATGTCGGCCTGCTCCTCGAAGGAGCCGCGCAGCTTCTCCTCGATGTTGAACTCGACGTAGACGTCGGGGTCATCGGTGAACCAGGTGACGAGACCCGCTTCGATCTCGTCTTCGAGAGAGCGGGTCCATTGACCCAACGTGTCCTGGTAGAGCATCTTGTGGAACTCGCGCTGCGACGCGAACGTCGCGGTCTGGGTCAGACCGAGGACAGGAAGCGGGATGTGGAACGCACGCGCGACCGTTTCCAGGGTGAGTTTGCGCCCCTCGATGAACTCCGCTTCCTTCGGGGAGAACGTCGTGGGCCGATACGTCATCCCGTCTTCGAGGATCGGGGTCTCGCCCTCGCGATCGCCGCCGGACCGGAAGCGTCGCCAGGACTCGACGAACCGCTTCATCGCGGCCTCGTCCCACGGGGTCGTGGTCTCGGGGCGTTCGAGGATGCCGTCCATGCGGGCGGACTTGCGCCAGAAGACCTCGCGCCATGCTTGCGAGGACGCTTCCTCCGCGATGATCCGACGCAGCGGCTCCAGCGGGGAGACGCCCATCCGCAACTCCTGCGGGGAGTAGGAGCGGAAGTGCAGGATCTGTTCGGAGGAGAACGTGCGGCGTTGCCCGTTCATCGTCAGTTCGTAGGTCTCGGCGGAAACGAGGTTGCCGCCGCGCGCCGTGACGAACTCGACCGGCAGAGGCACGACGCTCCGACGTCCGTTCGTCACGGAGACCGGAGGATCGAGCTTGAGCCAGAAGCAGTTGCCGTAGATGCACAGATCCGCGACGGTGCGGTGGATCAGGCGCGTGTAGGTGAGCCCCGGAGCGGGATCGGCCAGCAGGCGCGTGATCGGTGAGTCGGACAGGTGCTGCCGGTCGGTGTCCGAGACCCGCTCGTAGACCTTGAGCCCGAGCTGGGACATCTGCCGGGACAGGAAGTCCACGACGGTGAACACCGACGGCTGCGTCCGGTAGATCGCGGCGTAGGAGGCAGGACCCGCGTCGTACAGGGACACCGCCATCGCGAGGTTCTGCGAGACCTCGGCGATGGGCCAGCCCGAGGAGTTCGTCGGCAGGAACTGGGTGCCCTGCTGGGCCACCCATGCCTCGAACGAGGCGTCCTTCCTCTCGATCCGACGTTTCCACCAGGACTTCCGTTCGGGCAAACCGGACCTCCTCGTGCAGGGTGTTTGTGAGCGGCTGTGCAGGCCGATACACTTCGCTGCACAGACAAGGGGGTAAGCAGATGGACAGGTTGGACAGCGAGTACCGAGCGCTCGTCATGGCTCGGCAGAGGAAGCAGCGCCGTTTCGAGAAGATCGAGCAGATCCGTTCGGAGTTCCAGGATTCGGTTCGAGCGGAGTACCTGCACCCCAGGAACACGAGGACGTTGCGAGACCTCGCGAAGGAAACCGGGTTGACGTTCGGCCGGATCGGTCAGATCGTCAGGGGCGAGTGATGGCCGATACACCGACCGCCTACAGGCAAGGCTCCTGGAGAGTGAGCCCCTGGCGTCGGCTTCGCTACCACGCCGAGGTTTACCACTCCGGCTATGGCCTGTTCTGGGAGCACGCATGGACACGTCGGGGGCTCTACCGGGCCGTCTGTCGCGGGATAGGAGAGATGGAACGTGGCTGAGGGGGAGCAGATCATCTCCACGACCGGCACGCTCGACCGGGTACGTGAACTGATCGACCAAGCCGAAGCGGCGACACGTGACCCCGGCAAGCTGGGCGATGCGGTTTGGTGGCTGCGACGTATCCGAGATGCGCTCCCCACGCAGGCTGAGGGGGAGCAGACCTCCACGACCGA